AGAGGCGAAGGGCAAGTGGAGGCCAAGGGTGGCCTCCTCACCGGGGCGGCGGAACTGATCACGCATAATGAACATCGATCACTCCGATGCGTCAGCGGGGGCGGGCTCCGTGGGGACACGGCCAAGGATGTGCTTGAACAACATCTCCCAGCCACCAATGGCGGTCACACCGACCAGCAGACCGTCCATGATGGCGGTCGGCACAGGGGCACCCGACACAAGCCCGGTCCCAATGGCTGCGAGAACACCCGTGCCAGCGGTGACCCACGGCACAGCCGCCGCACCGACCTTGCTCTTGAGGCCGAGCTTGTTGGAGAGGTGGACCAGCAGAGTCAGGATCAAGCCCGCGAAAAGAATGTCGTCCTTGTTGACCGCTGCATCAATGATCTGGTCCACCGTCTCGTCGAGATCGACCGCAACCTCGGGATCGGAGGCGGGAGCGGAGGTCTCATCGCCGTCCGTGTCCGTGTCCGTGTCATCCTCGACCACCACAACCTCGGGGTCGGAGTCGGGAGCCAGGGAAGCATCCTGAGCGATGGCGGGGACGCAAGACGAAACCGCGAGAAGGGCGGCAAGGATCAAGTGGCGCATGAAACCTCCTATGAGCACACGGCACAAGGCCGGGCATAGACGGGATACCGGGGCCGGATCAACCGGCCTCGGTGATCCGCTTCTGGATCTGGTTGCGGACCGACTCGGACTCCACCGACAGGATGTAGTTGAGGACCATCGGCATGTCCGCGTACTTCTCGGTCGCCACCTTGACCCGCTGCGACCAGTGGGCCTTCACGTCCCAGTCGAAGGACGGGATGAACTGGCGGATCTGCTTGAGCACGGCCTCCGAGGCAGGCGGGGCATCGTTGGAGGCGGTCTTGACCGCAGGCTCCGGGGTCGCGGTCGTGGCCGCGGGACGCACAGGGGTCCCGACGCGCTCGACATCGACCGAGGTCTTGCTGTCCAACGCCTGAATCATGCTCGCGGTGTTGTCCCCGACCTCGACCTTGCCCATCTTGGACGAGTTCTTGAACCGGGCGATCTCCACACCCTCGGACCCGTTGTCCCGTCCCGCAACCGGGACCACATCCATCTGCTTGCCGTGCTGCTCATTGGCGCGGGTGGCGACGTGCGTCGCCGGGGCGTTCTCGGGTCGGACATCGGCCAAGGTGCCGACATCGACGTTGTCCGCCTGAGCCATGCCCATGGGAATCGGGTTCCCGTCCGATCCGTGGACCACCGCCCGACCCAAGGTCGGAGCCGCCACGTCCTCGACGTCACCAGCATCGCTCAAGGGGGCGATCCAACCCTCCTTGACCGCACCCCGCAACGAGTGCATCGCTGTGTCCACACCCGCGTGGCGAAGGGTGAACCCGTCGTACTCGACGGTCTCGCCCTCCTGCAAGTTCGTCCCCGTCGCGCCAAGGTGGATGCGCTTGAGGACTGTGTAGGTCCGGTACTCGTTCTTGACGTACTGCATGATCACTCCTGATCGGGGGGTTGTAGCCAGTCGGCATGGGACCATACCCAACGCACGAGGGAAACCATGCCCCGGTTCAAGCCTCGTGCGGGGTGCGCTCCAGCCAGAGGAGGGATTGGTCCACCGCGTAGCAGAAGGCCGCCGATGCGAAGGCCGCCAAGATCACGGCCACACCGTCTGTGGGAAGGGTCAGCGGGCTCAAGTCCGCCATGCGGACCAGAAGCCACGCGAACCACCCGGTGTGGAACCCCGTGCAGTAGGCGCACGAGAACATCGCGTCGAGGAACGGGCTCCGACGAAACCAGCGGGACAAGAACTCCAGTTTGTCGTTCATCAGGCCGAAACACATCCCGTAGGACGCCAACAGCATGAGGGCGAACTCAGCGAGCGTCGTCATCGGGGCCACCACCATCATCATGGGGCTGGGGCTGGTCTTCCGGGACCGGAACCCACTTGTCTCCGTCCCACATCAAGCCGTCTCGGACCTCCCCGACCTCGGGGGGCGAGGGGGGCGATGGGGGCGAGGGCATGACCTCGGGGGGCGTGACGGACACGCTGGTCTTGACGAAACCCACGCTGACCTCCACAGCGACACAAGGCGCAAGGGTACAATACCCGTAGCCCTAGAAATGGAGTGGCCCATGAAGGATCTGACCCCCGCACAGTTGCAGCACATGATCGACAAGGCACAGAAGGCGCAGTCTCAGGTCAAGGACAGGATTGACCATGAGCAAGAGCACCACGATGATCGTGTGGACCACTTGATCCGGCGCGACCCTTCAATCTGGAAGGCCGTGCAGGATGCCCGGCGCGAGCACCATGCCGTCCTTGATGCCCTTCACGATCAGCACGCGGCGTTGGGGGGTCGGATCTCAGCCCTGAACGAGATCCACGAACTGTTTCTGTCGAGCCGTGCTGACGAGGATGACGAGGATGCCGGGGGGGACGAGGGACCGCTCGATGAACTGTCATCGGAGCCGGACCCCTTGGACGAAGCCGAAGAACTGGCCCAGCGGGTCACCGATGGGGTTGCCACCCCGGAGGAAGTCGACCGGTTCCGGGAACTGACGGATGCCATCATGCAACAGGTGCGAGGGTGAACGGGTAGGCGTTCTATGATCCGTGACGGGCAAGAGGAGAACCCTGATGCCCGACACGGAAGGTCCAGACGACGTGGTTCGACTGCCCATCTGGCCGTTTGAACTCACCCGCGCCCTTGGGACGGGGTTCTTCTCGTTGACCCAACTGGCCAAGAACACCAGCATGGAACTTGAGGAAGCCCGCGAAGCCGTCGAAAGCCTGGAGCGCCACGGACTGCTTCAAGCGTGGTTGGCCCCCAAGTGCCTGACCTGCGGATACCTGTGGCCCGCGTTTCCCGACGAGGAGTCCGTAGAGCCAGAGGTGTGTTGCCCCATGTGCAACGCGGTCCACGACGTAGAGGACCTCCAGTTCTACCGGATCTACGAGATGGACGAAGCCGTCTCGTTCGACGATGACGACGAAGGCTGAGCCCCAAAGCGAAACGCCCCGCTGACCTTTCGGCCAGCGGGGCGCGGGGGCTCACGTCGTCCCCCCGATCAGGGTCCGTCAGGGACGGGTGATCAGGAGACGGGACAGGCCGCGCGGGTTGAAGGCACCGATGCCGAGGTTCTCAAACATCGAGAAGCCGATGGTGCGAGCCATCGGGTCGTCGGCGCTGAGGACGGTCAACTCGGTGCGGACCGGGATGCGACCGAACATCTCGGGCTCGCAGGTGACGTACACGGTGCCCGCCGGAACCAGACGCGACACGATGATCTGCGCGCCCCACAGGGTCGCCATCAGGCCGGTCTTGAGCAGGTCACGCTGCGTCTCGATGTCGAGGATGTCCCGACCGAACTTACGCAGGTCACCGTAGTCCTTGGCGTTCATGAACACGCGGGCCACCCGAAGGTCGTGGCGCTCGATGTCCGCGAAGGCGTCCGCGAGGACGTCGCCGCTGACCGGGGCCACCACCGGGATGTCCGGGTTCACCGCACCGACGCTGTCGAAACCGTTGGTCGCGACGGCATCGAGGACCGCGAACACACGCTCGTCCTCCGCAGCCTGAATGGTGCTGCGGCCAAGATCCTGAGCACGCTCGATCAAGTCGTAGCGGCGCTCCTGGATCTGGGTGAGCGGGATCGTCGGCGCGGACGCGATCTCAAACAGGGGGAACGTGACGCGGCGCGGCTTGGTGACGGCGAGGATGTTCTCGCCCTCCTCGCCGACCACGAACGCAGTCACGTCCGGGTCCTTGTCGTAGATCGGCAGAGCACCAGCGGGAAGCTGCTCGACGAGGAAGGTCTTGCGACCGACCGCCATGTAGTCCCGGCGAAGCCGAAGGGGCTGGGTCATTGACGCGGCGAGCTTGGCACGACCAGCGGAAGTTCCGATGTAGTCGCTGATCAACTTCGCCTTGACGCTGTTGGAAACAGACATTGTTCTCTCCGAAGTGGGAAGGGTGGAAGTTGGATCAGATGCGCTGATCGTAGACGATCTCGGGCTGCACGGCGTCCGCAGGCATCTTGAGGATGCCCACAACCCACTGCTCGGCACCAGCCGGAAGCTGCTGGGTGTACTCGTCAGCGGCGAGGTTGGTCAGGAAGCCGTTGCACGAGGCGTACAGGATGTCACCGACGCCGTAGGTCAGGGCCGCAGCGGTGGTGAGGTTCTGGGTCTCGTACAGGCTGTTCGCGTAGGTGCCCTGCGCGCTGACGTAGGTGTTCTTGCCCGACGCCACGCCCGGCTGGTTCTCAAAGGCGTTGCCGACCGCGGTGTTCACGAACACACCGAGGGGGCGACAGCCGTTGACAGCCACGATGCCCGCCGGGTTCGCACCAGCGGTGCCACCGGGACCACCGATCTCGTTCGAACCGCCATCGGGACGGCTGAACGCAACCGAGCCCGACAGGACGCCGAGGATGGCCGCGTTGAAGCCGGCCGACGTGGAGAACGTGGCGACGTTGGTGATGAGGGCGGGGTTGGCCTGAGTGAAAGCATCGTCGGTGAGGACGCCGGTCGAGTTGCGAATTCCGACGTGCAGAATCCGCAGCGCACTGCTGCTCTCGGTCCAGCCTCCGCTCGACTGTCCAGACATAGGCATGGTGATCTCCTTGCCAGTGTCCCCTGTTTACAGGGGCGGGGGGTTGTTGAGGTTGCGTCCCCGCAGGACGATGATCCGCCTTTGGGGGTGACGAGCGATGCCCCGTCACTATTTAGGGGTCAGTATAGATACTCTACCGAAAGAAACTCCCCTGAAATGCGCGAAGCCCCCAGATCCATCGCTGGATCCGGGGGCTTGTTGTAGGGCTGCCCTTCTGTCAGATCAGAAGAACTTGCTCACGTCGGGAGCGGAGTCCCACAGGCTGCTGAGGTCCGTGCCGGTCGAAGCCTCCTTCGACACACCACCGAGCTTCGACGCACCGTTGCTGGGGCGCTTCGGCTGGGGGCGAAGGCGGCTGGCCTTCTTGGACTCGGCGTCGTGCTCGACCTCCTCCTGCACGGTCTCGGCCGCCTTCTCCTCGGCGTCCTCCTCGGCCTCGGTGGCGGCGTCCTTGCCGAACAACTTGGCGAGGACGACCATCTCGTCATCGTCCGCGAACTCGCTGGCCGTGACGCCCATCGGGTCACTCAGGGTGTCGGTGAAGTCGATGCCGAACTCGGACGCATCCTTGCCGTGACCCTTGTCGGCAGCCTCCTCATCGTCGGCGGCCTCCTCGGTGGCGTCGGCGGCCTCCTCGGTGGCATCGGCAGCGAACTTGTCGAACATGCCCTCCTCCAAGAGCATCTCCTCCAAGAGCATATCGTCCACCATGCCCTCGTCCATGCCCTCGTCGTGGTCCATGTAACCACCACCCATCATGGCCTCCTCGGCAAGCATGTCGTCAAGGAGAGCATCGTCGTCGTCCTCGTCGTCAAGGCCCATGTCCATGCCCTCGTCCATGAGCATCTCCTCCAAGAGCATGTCATCGTCCATGCCCTCGTCGTGGTCCATGTAGTAGCCAGCCTTCTTCTTGGCGGACTCCTCCATGTCCTCGTCCATGTCCTCGTCGTCCGCCGCGAGGCGGGTAAGGACACGCTCCAGACGGGCGATGCGACGCTCCAACGGGGACGACGCCTTCTTCTTGGCGGACTCCTCCACGTCGTCCTCGTCGTCCTCCTCGACCTCGACCTCGACCTCGTCGGTGTCGTCGTCGTCGTCGTCGTCGTCGTCCTGCGCGATGCGGGCGAGACTGGCGGCGATCTGACGATCCGACAGGTCCATGAGGGCAAGGGCCTGATCCTCGATGTCGGCCACGGACGCGGTTCGGCCAAGCATGGCCGACGCGATCTTGATGCACTTCGCCGCCTTGCGGTTCAGAGCAGCGGCCTTGTACGCCGGGCTGGCCGGACCCTCGTCCGGGGTCGCCGGATGGGCGCTGTTCGTGTACGGGCCAGGGTGAACGTCCTCAGCCCAAGACGACGTGTCGCCGGTCTCGTAGGCATCAGCGTCCGGGTCAGGACCACCGTAGGCGGGGCTGGCGGGACCCTCGTCCGGGGTCGCGGGGTGTGCAGAGGCCCGGTGGTGCCGAGCCCCGGCGTCGTTCCAAGTCATTCGACGGCGCATGACAATCTCCTGTCAGCAGGTGGGGTTGGGGTTGTTGATGCCCTCCCAACGGGAGAGCAGGGTGCCGACCCGGACAACAACCCGGAGTTCGGCAGGCTTGAGTTCCCGACCGGCGACCTTCCGACAGGCGGACAGGTATTGGTCGGCGCTTGCGTAGCGAGTGGGCGATCCCACGTTGTAGGCGACCTCGTACAGAGCCCGGGGTGCCTTCATGCCGTAGGACTCGTTGATCCGAGAGACACCGTACACGAGGGCCGCAGGGGACGAAGCCACGCGAACCAAGGTGTCCAAGGAACTCCGGTACCGACCGGCCTCCTTGATTACGTTGTCGTTCGGACCCATGGCGTCCGCGGGCTCAGCCTTGTCCTCGGTGTTCCGCTGGGCGATCTCGCTCTCGATCCGCTCCCGGACACGGGCCTTGAGCGTGTCGTACAGCGTATCTTCAAGGTCTTGGAAGGGGGCCTTGGGGCCGTCATCGGCCGGGGCGTCCCCCGATTCATCACCGCCCTCACCGCCCTCATCGTCCCCGAAGTCAAAGGCCGTCCGACCCACACCCCACGAAGGAACTGTCAAGTGGGCGGCCTTGGAGATGGCCGTCTCCGACCAACCGGGGGCAGGCGAAGCGAGGATCTTCCGCATCTCGTCCTGCGGGACCTCACGGGGGGACAGGATGTTCCGCATCACCGCGCCTTGGAAAGCCGGGACGGCGACCCACGAAGCCTCGATGAACCGGACACCGCCGGGTGCATCCGGGTTGTCGTCGTAGGTGTGGTGACCGCACAGTTCGGCGATGACGCGCTTCTGGCCGGCGTCGTCCAAGAACGTGTTGAGCTTGGCGTATCGAATGTGCTCACACAACTGCGTCTCGTCGACCGCGACGTGGCCGCACTTGGAGCAGACGGTGAAGTCGGTCAAACAGCCCATCGACAGGGTCGACAGCTTGCCCGACTCGATGTCCTGCACGAGCTTGGCGTGCTTGCGGTTCGTGGCAACCAGGATGTCCACGTACAGGCTGTCACCGATGTCCCGAGCCACGGCGTCGATGATCCGGCCCTTGGACTGCTCCTCGATCTGGACGTGCTCTTGGAAGTTCTGCGCCCCGATGAACGTCGGGTACGCCATCCGAAGAACCTCACGGGACCACGAGTCCCCGTTGTTGTTCACGAACTGCGACGACGCCGGGACGATGTGGTAGTCGTCGTACTTGCGGTTGATGGTCGTCGACCCGACGCGCACGTTCCCCAACTTGGCGTTGGGGACTTGGTCCGTGTCCACCGACGCCACAATGGTGCAGTGCGTGATCAGGTACTTGTCGGGATCAAGGGCCTCGCCGAGGATCTGATGGGCCTGCGCCGTCAGGTCCCGTGTCGAACCTGTGGACGCAGCCTTACGGATCCCACCCCACGCACGTCCGGTGACGCGGGGGTGGACAACCATCGCATTGGCTTGCTTCAAGAAAGCCACGTCAAAGACTCTCGATGGGGAGGAAGGTGTGTCCAGACAAGGGGACTTCCGACTGGTGGGGGCCGTCGTCCTCGGTCTGGTTCGCGGGGTGGTTGAGGATGTCCGTGGTCTTGATCAGGAACATGCAAGAGGGGCACCCGAGGAGCCGATCACTGGAGCCGTCCCGGCGCTTGTAGATGGCCTTCCGCAAAGCCGGGTGCTCAGCGCACCGGGGACAGGTGGGACAACCACCGTCGATCTCGGGCTGGCTCATACGGTACTGACGGTCCTTGTCAGCCCAGTACAGGGCCTTCTTGGCGTAGGCCGCCGCCACGCGGGGAGGCAGCGGACCACCGGGGACGGATACCGTCGGGACCCCGCCGGGGACCGATTCAAAGTCCGAAGGGATAGGGTTCCCCCGGTCGTTGGACCGCTGGAGGTCCTCGACCGGGAGGCGTCGGACCCCACCAGGGAACTGCACGTCCACCATGCCGATGGCGGGCCAGACCGTGACGACGCGCCCGGCCTCGTCACGGGACATACCGAACGGCGACACGAGATCCCCGATGGAGAACTCGGTCGCACGTTCTTGGTAGTTGACGCCAGCGGTGCGGTGGCTCAAGCAAGCCCCCAGATCACTTGGTGAGGTTGAACCCGTAGTCGTTGACCTGCTGGCGGGAAGCCTGCTTCGGCGCAACG